CCGGGGAGTACATAGACGTACCGGAGGACCGGTTGAGGATAGTATCATAAATTAAAATTTAAGCGAGAAGAGGTGAAACATGAAAAACGGAGAAATTGTAGGAACGTGTATTGCCACAGATGAGAAAATAGCAGAAATAGATTACTGTCCTTGTATCCGTGAGGACGAGGACGACGAATACTGCCTTGGAAAAGAATGTGGATGGTATACGGATGTAGAAAATTAGAATTTTAAGGAGAAAGGAATGGCAAAGTGCAGTAAACAAACAGAGGATATGTGTCTATGTAGAGATTGTGCAGTTATAAACTGCGAACGGTATAACTGCCGTGAGTGCGAGACGATCACGCACGAAAGAATCCATGAAGTATTTTTCTGCAACAGTTTCCGCGAGCAGGATAGTAGCAGATAAAATTAATATTTACTAAACGGAGGAACTGGCAGTGGATAAGATATTAAAAACATGCTGGTGGTACATAGTGCTTGCTTTAGTATGGCAAGGTTTGGAGCTATTAATATACCACCAGATACAGCCGAGGGTAGTTGACGACATTATGGGACTTTTGTATTTGCCCTTTATCTACAGGGCAGTAGATTAGGATTTTAGAAGGAGGCCAAAATGAATAAAGAGTCACTCACTCTGGAGGAGTTGCAGGAACTGGCGGGAAAACCTGTATACTGTCCAGAAATAGAGGCATACGGCATTGTTAAATGCGAAACCATAGGGATATGGGCGGGAGTACCGTTTCTGGTTGGAGCATGGCATAATGATGGGGTTGCCGTGAATTATGAATACAACATTACAGAGAGAAAACTGAATTGCTATAGAGTCAGCGAATATTAACATTTAGAATTTAGGAGGCAAGGGAGTGATATGGTACTATGAGACAATGTTACATAGACAACGGGCATCACGGGTGTGATGGCCAGCGCAACAACAAGGGCAGGATACGGTACGGGTGCTGGGCGTGTCCGCACCTGGATGCTGATAACGCCAGCAAGGAACCAAAGCGTAAACAGACATAAGACAAGCCGGGGGGAGCACCCCGGCAATAAAAAACGACAGGAAAGAACATACGTGCGAAAAAATAAGCGGTGGACACCCGCCAAGATGCTACCACCGCCATAATATTGCCTGAGCACATTATAACCGACTCAGGCGCCTAAATCAAGAGGAGGATTATAATATGAGTAATACGCAGGCAGTCAAGACGGAAATAATCAATAATATCATGGTGGCAATGTCATATTACATAGAACAGCAGGCCGTGCTGGCAGCGTTGGAACAGGTGATGCAGCAGGAACTTGTCCGTGTCAACATAGAGGAAATAACCACTCTTCCCGTGGAACGGCTGGATGGCGTGGCAGAGCGCAACAAATACCTTATCCAGCTGTTCATGGTCAAGAGGCGCGACTTGACTAAAGGTACACTCACGGGATACCTGAGTGCTGTAAAGCGGCTGATGGTGGAAATACAAGGTAAATCCCTAGACCAGATGGACGAGATGGATATCGACTGGTATCTGTCACAGTATGAGCGGCGCAATGTATCATCTGGAGGGCATAAAAATGCTGCGACTACGGTAAATAATGAGCGGAGATTCCTGTCTGCGTTTTACACATGGATGCGTAAAGCAAAGCTCATAGCTGACAACCCGGTGGAATCCATCCCTGCCAAAAAGGTAGCGCTTAAACCGATTGATTATTACACGCCAGAAGAAATGGCTCGTATGCGGGATGCATGTAAAAGTCCAAGGCAAAGAGCAATCCTTGAGGTATTCCGTAGTACCGGGGCAAGGGTTGGGGAGCTTGTCGAGATTACGATGGATCAGGTTGACCTTGAGACAGGGGATATATGGATTCAAGGAGAGAAGGGAGGCCGGTACCGGACAATCTATCTGGATGATGATGCAAGGTATTATTATAAGCGATATCTCGTAGCACGTAAAGGTGGCAGTGACTATCTGATTCCTTCGGCTCATAAACCGTATGGGAAAACAAGTACATGTGCAATCCGGAACTTAATGAAGGGGATTGGGAAAAGGGCTGGGCTCAAGTGCAGAGTATATCCGCATAAGATGCGAAAGACCCTGGGGATGAACCTTAAGAACCATGGGGTGGACATTGGTACTATCCAAGAGGTCTTGGGACATGCCAGCCCAGCAGTAACATCAATGTATTATGCGCAGTCAACCCCACGGACATTACGCAGTGTCAGGGAGCGCCTGGCCATATAGGAGGAAAGAATTTTGACTGAAAGAGTAATGACTGAGAATGAGCAGAAAAAAGAATATTTGCAAAGTTATCAGGTGGCTAAGAGAGACGTGACTCGCCTGGAGGAGCAGTTGGCAGAGCTGCGAATTGGTAAAATGTTGCCAGGTAGTAATATCGGAGACGGCCAACCTCATGCCCATAACGCCACGGATTTGTCTGAGTATGCAGTAAAGGTAAATGAACTCGAAAAGGAAATCCTGGAAGCACGTTATCTGCGGATATTGGCCTATCAGCGAGTGAGGAATTGTATCGAAGAATTGGAGAATGAGCGGGAAAAGATGTTGCTTACTTACCGATACATTCGCGGTCTGAAATGGGAGGAGATTTGCGTAAAGATGGATTATAAGTGGAGGCAAGTTCATAGAATACATGCAAATGCGTTAAAAAATTTAAAGATGGCATAGAATGGCACACATGGTCTGTGTTATAATGTATGAAACGAATTGGGCTTACCGGAGACGGTGGCCCTTTTCTGTTACCCATTCTCCCGGCGTCTGAAACTCAGGGCGTCCGGGTCCTCCTTTTGCGGAGAGGATAGCCAGGATTGGAAGGTGAGGTGATGGCAAACAATGAAAACCTAATACGTTTAAGCCCGAGCGAAGCCCGAGAAAATGGCAGAAAAGGCGGCAAGGCATCCGGCGAGGCCCGGAGGCGAAAGGCCGCCATGAGAGACACAATGAACCGGCTTTTGACTATGAAAGTTGAGGTTGAAGGCCTGTCTGATATATTGTGTGCTGATGGGGGCGAAAGCACCTATGAGGAGATTATTACTATGGCCATGATTGAAAAGGCCATGCGCGGGGATGTGAAGGCTTTCATGGCTATCAAGGACGTGTTGGGGCAAACTTCCAAATCCGAGACGGACCTTGAGGAGCAGAAAATACGGATGGAACAGTTAAAAGCAGACACGGAGCGGATGCGCAGGGAGACATCCCCGGATGAAGATGACGGTGTGGAGGTAGTGAACGATGCGCCAAAAGAAGCAGGTCAGGATATCGGAGATAGTGATACCGAAATACCTACCGATTTTTAACGATACAAGGCACAAGCACATCATACTGACATCAGGGCGCGCCGGCACAAAGTCAAGCTATGCAGCTGTCCGGGCTGACTATCAGTTAATCAGTGATAAGAACGGCTCCGTGGTTGTCCTGCGTAAGCATCACAACAAACTGCGTAAGACGGTATATAAGGAGATGCTGAGGGGTATCAATCGTCTGTGTGTTAAAAAGAGCGCATTCAAAATTGGGAAGTCTCCTATGGAGATAACCTATAAAAAGTATGGTACCACGATGTACTTCGCCGGCTCCGATGGTATTGACGATACAAAGGGAATTATTGATGAGGATAAGCCCATCAAGCTGGTCATCCTGGACGAGTTGACCGAGTTTTTTGATGACGGAGAAGGTGAGGACGAGTTGGTAAACATTGAGGCGACCTTTATCCGCGGGAATCAAGGTGGTTTCCAGATGATATACTTGTATAACCCTCCGAAGAATCCGAATGCACCCATCAATAAGTGGTGCCGCAAGATGGAGCAGCGTGATGACTGCATTCATATCCACACGGATTACCGGGATGTCCCGCCTGATTGGCTGGGACAGGACCTGATTGATTCTGCTGAGATAATGCGTCAGGCAGACGAGAAACAGTACCGTTGGGTATGGCTGGGGCAGAGCATAGGTGTGGATGAGGTAATTTATTACATGTTCTCAGACCGGCATAAGGTCAAGCCAGAGAAGGGACATTACAGGGTTATTGGCATTGGCGGCGACTATGGACAGCAGAATGCTACCACCTTCCAGGCATTTGGCTTGGATGAATATGAGCACAGGCTTACTGGTCTGGATGAATATTTCCATTCCGGCCGTGAGTCCGGCAAACAAAAAAGCCCATCCATATACGCAAAGGACTTTATCACATTCACGGACCAACTGCATGAAACATATTCGTGTAGTTATTTTTATTTATATCTGGACCCGTCTGCAAAAGGACTGGCGGAGGAAATCAAGAGGGAAACCAGGGACTGCGAATACACTATATTGATACGTGAAGCTGACAATGATGTAAAGCTTGGAATATCCCGTGTACAGAAGCTCCTGACTTTCGGCATGCTGAACGTATCGCCAAGGCAGCAGAATACAATTGATGAATTCGGGACCTACGAGTATGACAAAGAATCAATAGAACGCGGGAAAGAAGAACCTGTTAAGGTGGACGACCACTGTATGGACGCTATACGCTATCTGGTTATGGGGATGTGGAGCAAATTAAAACCCTATCTGCCGGCAAAGGAGTACGAAGAAATAATCAGAAATCCACTGAATGATGAGGAGGATGAGGATGAATATATTTGAGTATTTCAAGAAAAAGAATATTGATACGGTTGACGCCTCATTCTACCGCAAGATTGCGGAATGGGATAGCTGGTACCGGAGTAATGTGAGGAAGTTTCATTTCTACCGCGTTTATGGCGGGCAGGGGACCTGGACGAGATGCCGCCGGCACAGCCTGGGGATGGCTAAAAGGGTATGTGAGGATATGGCTGACCTACTGCTGAATGAGCGGGTGAAGATAACCATAAGTGACCAGACCACGGACAACTATGTAAAGGATGTCCTTCGGCAGAACAATTTTATGACCAAAGGGAATGAGTATCAGGAACGTAAGGCGGCAAAAGGAACGGTTGCGTATGTGCCCTATCTGGCTGACGCGGAGGTGGATGCTCAGGGGAATATTCTGAGTGGCACAGTGAAAATCAACTATCTGGAGGCACCGAATATCTTTCCGCTATCCTGGGAGAATGGGAAAGTGACAGAGTGTGCTTTTGTATTTCCAAAGACATGCCGAAGGAAGAAATATGCACAGATACAATTCCATCGTTTGGAGGGTGGCCTTTATGTGATTGAGAATACCGTGGTAGAGTGCACGACCGGAGCAGGTCGGGAGCTTACAAAGGATGAATGGTCACAACTCCCGGTGTTTTCCGGCCTCGCCGAACGGATAGATACCGGCTCTGGAAAGCCTCAGTTTGTCATTGACCGGTTGAACATCGTCAATAATGCAGACGAGGATGACAGTAACCCTATGGGGGTTGCACTGTTTGCCAATGCAGTTGATACTCTGCGAAAGATTGACCTGACCTATGATTCTTATGCGAATGAGTTTGACCTGGGGAGGAAACGTATATTTGTAGCCCCGGAGCTGTTGGATGATAAACACGGTAACCCTACGTTTGATACCAGTGATACAGTATTTTACCGATTGCCGGAGGATTACCTTAAGGACACCAATGAGGCCATTAAAGAGGTCAACATGGAGCTGCGCGTGGATGCCCACAGTAAAGCCATAGATGATGACCTTAATTATCTGGCTGTCAAATGCGGTTTCGGTACCCAGCGGTACCGCTTTGTAAATGGGAATGTGCAGACCGCGACGCAGGTCATATCTGAGAACAGTGACATGTACCGGTCCGTGCAGAAGCATGAGCTTATACTGGATGATGTCTTAAAGGAGCTTATTCGCATCATTATCCGTCTGGGGATTGCATCAAGGGTGGCAGGGCTTAATGAGGATACGGATATCACGATTGACTTTGATGATTCCATCATTGAGGATAAACAGACAGAGCGCAATGAGGACAGGAAGGATGTGTCCATGGGTGTAATGTCCCTCCCTGAATACCGTGCGAAGTGGTACGGAGAGACGGAGGAGAAGGCTGCCGCCAGGATACCGGAGCAGACAGGGGTGATACCATAAAATGAACCGGTCTTATGAGAGCCGCATGACCATAGGGCTGGAACGAAAGTTCCGCAGCCTGGAGAACCGCATCATGGAGGATGTGGTACGGCGGATTAAGAAAACAGGACAGATAACCTCTTCCGCGGACTACCAGCTGAACCGGTATTACATCCTTGGAAACAGCACCAAAGACATAGAGGACATTGTTAAGAGTGCCGTGGGGGATGACTACCCAGAGACATTCAGGCTTTACGATGAGGTCGTTGAGAAACAGTATACACGGTCCAGGAAGCTATATGAACAGGTCAATGAGGATTTTATCCCATATGAACAGAATGAGCAGTTACAGCAGCTTGTGAATGGCCTCATACAGCAGTCCAATGATGAACTGTATAACATCACCCGGTCCATGGGGTTCATGGTGGATATGGGCGGAGGCAGGAAGGTATTCTCACCATTATCGGATTACTATAACCAGTATCTGGATAATGCCATTGTAGAAATTACTTCCGGTGCATTTGATTACAATACGGTTATCCGCCGTGTGGTTGGCCAAATGACCAATTCCGGTCTGCGCACCGTGGATTATGCCAGCGGACATACCAGCCGGTGTGACGTAGCAGCTCGCAGGTCCATCATGACGGGATTATCACAGCTGACTGGTCATATATCACAGGCTAATGCGCAGAAGCTCCACACGGAGTATTTTGAAGTTGACTGGCATGCTGGTGCAAGGCCATCACATCGAACATGGCAGGGTAAGGTTTGGAGCTATCGGGAACTGGTGACAGTGTGTGGTCTTGGGACTGTGACTGGCCTACAGGGTGCAAACTGTTACCATGAGTATTACCCGTTCATTCCAGGCATATCTGAGCGCCAGTTTAGCGACGGATGGCTGGCAGAGCAGAATCGCAAGGAGGATAGACAAAAGGTGTTCAAAGGGAAAGAATATACCCTTTATGAAGCCACACAGCGTCAGCGGTATCTGGAAACCAATATGAGGGCACAGCGCCAGAAAGTAAAGCTATTACAACAGGCTGGGGCAGACCAGGACGACATCATACTTGCTCGTTGCAAGTACCAGGCCCAGCTGGACGAATACAAGGCGTTCTGCAAACGGATGGGATTACAAGAACAAAGAGAAAGAATCTATTATGATTTGCAAGGAAGGGTTGCACCAGGAAGGAGGATTATCAGGTGATTGAAGTGAGGGTGAGACAGGATAGCCTGTCACTGTCAGGACACGCTGGATATGGCCCAAGGGGGCAGTCAATTGTGTGTGCCGCAGTATCCGCTATCACGCTGACCATGATTGAGGGTCTGCGTGAGATAGCGGGTATCAGACTGACTGAGATTGTTGATAGTGGTAATGTGTCTGTCAAATGGCAGAAACTAAACGATACCGGAAAGGCATTGATAGACACATGGTTTTTAGGATTGTGCCATATCAATGCACAGTATAATTGTATACAGTTTATATAGCACCTTATTGTGGGTGCTTTCATTATGTCTAAAACGTGATGACAAAAAAGCATCGGAACAGTTCACGCACTTAAAACGGAGGTTAAACATGAGAAAGAGATTATTTGATATACAGCTTTTTGAGGACGGCAGCGGAAGCGGTGCTGGGGCAGCCCAGGGCGGAAATGCCGGAGCTGGTGACGGCGCCCAGGGAAGTGCCGGAGGAAAGGGAACCTATAGTTTTGAACAGGCGGAGGAAATAGCCAATGCAAGGGCGCATCGTGCAGAGCAGGCGGCCTTAAAATCCTATTTCCAGCAACAGGGTATGACTGAGGATGAGGTAAAGGCTGCTCTTGCTGACTATAAGGCGAATAAGGAGAAGCAGAAGCCCAATCTGTCTGCCATTGAGCAGGAACGGGACAATGCATTAAAGGAATTGGAGCAGGTGAAGAACTCCAACCTGCTGCGGGATAAGGGAGTAAAGCCTGATGACCTGGACTATGTGCTGTTCAAGGTTGGTAAACTGGTTGATGATAAGACGGACTTTGCAAAGGCGGCAGAGAAATTCCTTAAGGATAACCCACGATTCACAAGCCAGGGCAATTACCGTGTTACGACCTCCGCGCAGGCAGGCGGGGCAGGAAGCGCCCAGAACACGAATGATTTTATCAACAATGCCATCCGCATGGCAGCAAGAAGATAAGGAGGATTTATGAGACATAGAAAATTTGATTTACAGCTTTTTGAAGGAGACGCGCAGATTATTGACAGAACTGGCGCGGCGTCACTCATCCCTGAGGAAAATGCGAAGGAGATTATCCAAGGGGTGGTGACACAGTCCGCAGTTCTGCAGAGAGGAAGGAAACTGCCGAACATGTCAAGCAAGACTTATAAGATGCCTGTGCTTGACATGCTCCCCATTGCCTACTTCGTTAACGGGGATACCGGAGCGAAAAAGACTACAAAACAGGCCTGGGATAAGAAATTTATCACAGCGGAGGAGATTGCGGTTATTGTACCAATCCCTGAGGCAGTACTGGATGATTCTGACTATGATATCTGGGGTGAGGTCAAACCGAGGGTGATTGAGGCGTTCGGAAAGGTGATTGACGGTGCGGTGATTTTTGATGTTGACAAACCATCCACCTGGAGGGACGGTGTTGTGGCAACTGCAACAAAGGCAAATTCCGTTGTTACTCTTGCTTCAGAGGATAGTCTGTATGACAAGATTATGGCGGAAGATGGGGTCATTGCCAAAATCGAAAGTTCAGGCTATTTTGTTAACGGGCATATGGCTGATATTTCCATGCGCGCGAAGCTGAGAGGGCTGAAGGATTCTACAGGAAATCCAATATTCAAGAGTGATATGCAGAGCGGCTCTACATATTCCCTCGATGGCAGCCCAATGAATTTCCCTAACAATGGTTCATTCGATAAGTCAAAAGCACTGATGATTTCGGGGGATTTCAGCCAGTTGGTATATGCAATCCGTCAGGACATCACCTTTAAGCTGTTCACGGAGGGCGTTGTTCAGAATACAGACGGCTCCATTGCGTATAACCTGATGCAGAATGACATGGTGGCGTTAAGGGCAGTCATGAGGCTTGGATGGGAAATTCCAAATCCAATCAATTCTGTTCAGACAGACAAAGCTAAGAGATGCCCATTTGCTATCTTAAAGAGCGCATAGGAGGTTGTGTATGCAGATTACAGATGCATTAAAAAATCTCTATAAGAAGGTCACAGGGAAATCATCTGCCCCTGCTGACGGGCAGATTGCTGAATTAATACAGAAATTGGCAGATAACTGGCCCGCGGGTGGAGGATATACCCTGCCCGCGGCAACTTCGAATGCACTTGGAGGGGTTAAAAAAGCATCTGCTGTCAATTTTAATACTTCGGAAGCGACCGCAGAAACCTGCGCAGCTGCAATCAAGGCGATTATTGATGGGCTGAAAGAAAGCGGCGCTATGGAATAGGAGGAATCAGGATGTATGTGGATTATGGATATTATCAGGCTGAGTACGGAGGAAAAATGCCGGAAGAAGCATTCCCGGCGGCTGAGCGCAAGGCAGAAGCGTACATCCGATACCTTACCCATTTGAATGGTGACATATTTTCTTTGCCGAATGATATGGTTAAGGATGCGGTCTGTGCAGCAGCAGACGTATATTATACGGCAGAACAGGAGCAGGAGCAGAGAAAGGCGGAAGGAAAGGCAGGCCCCGTCCGGTCTGAGAACAACGACGGCTATTCTGTGTCCTATGTAGTGGAACAGACAGACGGTCAGACGGTGGAAGAAGCAGTCAGACGGAAGGCCTACGATGCTGTGTATATGTATCTGCTGCCTACTGGCTGGCTTAAGAGGAAAGTGGGGTGCGGACATGCTCACGAATGCAGACATAACAGTCTATAATTCTTTCCTTGACCCTGGAAGCCGGATGCGGGTCTGGCACCATACCATGATAAAGGGGGTATGGTTCTATGTGGACAATAAGGTCAGCCTGACGGATGGCGGCCTTGCGTCTGCTGATGCCTATAAAGTGAGAATACCGGTACACGCTGATTTTGGCGGAAGTCAATATGTGCCGCCGGATGAATATGCAGGGTCCGATGGAACATGGACACTGAAAAATGATGATTACATCGTCAAGGGAATTGGGCCAGACATTGAAAAGCCGGCAGGCCTGCAGAAAGAGAGTCGGCCGGTATTTAAGATTACATCATGGTCAGATAACCGTTATGGTGGTCTGAAGCATTGGCGTGTGGGAGGTGCGTAATGCCGAAGCCAAAACGTAATATACTAATCCAGACACCGAGAGGACAAATATCCCAGTACAAAACAAAAGATGGTAAAGTGGTTGCAAGACTTGACTGGGAGGCAGGGTTTGGTCCGCGGGCTTCTCAGGGGTTCATGAATGCGCAGGTCTTTGTGGATTCTGAGTGCCTGCGGTACATGGACCCACTTACATCGAGGCTCACAGGATACATGATAAAGTCCGCAACCCTGGGAACGGTCATCGGGAGCGGGAGCATCGAATACCTGGCCCCCTATGCAAGGAAACAGTACTATGAAGGCAAAGGGGATGGCGGGAACCGAGGGAGATTGTGGTTTGAGAGGATGAAAACGGCCAAGGCTGAAACCATACGGAAGGGGGCAAATCAGATTGCCGCAAACAATAAATAATGAGTCGGTAATTGCAGCACTGAGACAGTATTTCATGGGCTGCCCATACCTAAGGGATGGAGAATTTAATATTGATTACCTGCCAGACAGCCGGTCCTACAGCCTCGACCCAATCCCGGCAGAGCCTATCTATAAGGAATATGTGGATGGGGGGAAGATATACCAGTTCCAGTACTCTTTTACCTCCAAGGAGGCCTATGACGGGGATGCCCGCACCATGATAGATAATTCATTCTTTTACCAGAATCTGGCTGACTGGGTTGAAAGGCAGGATGATGAGGGTGTTCTTCCTACGTTGGAGGGACGCCAGGTGATATCAAACACGTTGATGTCGAGCTATTACCTGTTTGGGTCCGATGCGGACCTGGCAAAGTACCAGGTACAGCTCAGGTTATTATACGAATAAGGAGATGATTGTATGGCAAATGCAGATAAGCTTAACGATGGTAAGCTGATTAAGCGCTCTAAGCGGGTATCATTCCTGAATGTGGGGACAACCGATGAACCTAAATTTATTAGGATGCAGGGATTCTCTTCCATGTCAGAATCCAAGAGCGCCAAGGAGTATTCCAGACAGTATGTGGATGAGGACACCGAACGGTCCGACGTGGTGGGCTATGCGACCCAGATAGGGTACAGTTTTGACCGGCACAGCCCATACTCAGTGCATGAGAAGCTGGCCGAAATCACGGACAACGAGTACACCGGTTCCGATGCGACCGTGGAAATCGTGACGGTAGACCTGTTTACAGATGGGGACGCAAAAGTGGCACGGAAACGTGCTTACAGCGTCATACCGGATACTACCGGCGACGGGACGGATGCCTTGATTTATTCCGGCAATTTCCGTGCAGCCGGGGAAGCTGTGCTGGGAACGGCAACCTCTGCTGATAAGTGGCAGACAGTGACATTTGATGAAGGGCAGAATCATGAATTGGGGACATTGACTGTAAACAGTGCAGCCGGAACGAGTTCCGGGAACACGAAATTAACGGTTACCCCAACTAAAGAATTGGGAAATACATACCGATATAAAACAGGTGCAAGTGTATCCCTCCCCGTCTATGATGCAGATTGCAGCGAAATGCAGAGCTGGGACGGTTCGGCGGACATCACGGCAGTAACCGGTCAAAAAATACTTGTTGTAGAATGTGCAGGAGACAAGGCCAGGAAAGCAGGCATTGCAACCGTTACATCTAAATCATAGATAAAAAAGGAGTGAGCCTATGAGCCAGAAGTGGAGCTACAATAACATTGAGTTTGAGGTAGACCTGCAGGACGCTGATTTTGCAGAGAAGTACGAAAAAGCATTTGAGCGGATGGGGCAGGATGAAAAGAAGCTGCAGAAGGCCGGAAACAACAGTGAACTGATACGCGGGTACTGCGGCCTCTTTCATAACCTGTTTGATGACATATACGGCGCCGGGACAGCAAATAAATTATTTGAGGGCAAGGTCAATGCGGGCATGTGTGACCTTGCCTACGCTGCTTTCATGACGGCCTGCATGCGTTGTAATGAGGAGGCTGTCCAGCGGAGAGGGCAGCTGATGAGTCGTTTCTCCCCGCAGCAGAATCGTCAACAGAGGCGCAGCCAGCAAAGAAATAGGAACCAGAATGGGAGACAGCGTGCATGAGCATGAACCTGCTTTATGAAGCTTTTCCCGAAACGGTTAAGCTGTACGGGGGTGAACGTGAAATCGTGACTGACTTCAAGGATTGGCTACGGTTCATTGATATGATAAGATGTGACGGACTCAGCCAGGACGAGAAGATGACTCTCATGATGGAAATGTATCTGGATGACATACCGCATTGGCAATGGGAGGATGCCCATAAGCCGCTTATGAGTTTCTTCCGCATGGATGAGTGCGCGATAGAGACGGGCGATGAACCAGAGAGCATAGACGAGGAATCAGAGCCGGTGACACCAAAGCCGCTGTATGATTTTACGTTCGATGCAAAATACATCATATCGGGGTTCTGGCAGGATTATAAGATTGACCTCACGGAAACAGACATGCACTGGTGGAAGTTTCGCATCCTTTTGGACGGCCTGTCGTCCGGTACAGAATTTAAGCAGCGGGTAATGTACCGGAATACGGACACGGCAGATATCAAAGATACGAAAGAACGTCAGCGGATACAGCGGATACAGAGGGCCATTGCCATCCCGCAGCCAGCGCCATCTGATTATGAGATAGGGGATATGTTTGGATGATGAAAGAGATTGAAAAGCCCCCTTTGCTGCGTAAGTGGTACCGATGCCCCCATTGTGGGAAGAATGCGGTGTTATACGACAACACAGCCCATAGCAAAGGGGTTTATGTGAAATGTAAGGAGTGCAGAAGGGAATTTGAGATAAGGATTTAGCATCTGTGAGCCAATGAGCCGTGCTACTGCGAAAGGAGTAGTATGGCTTATTTTAACTTACAACTATTCGAGGCCGACGGTCATCTAAATTTTGATACAAAGGTTGATGAAAAGGGATTTTCAAGCGGTATCAGCAAACTTGGCGGGATAGCAAAGGGAGGCCTGGCGGTCCTTGGTGCCTCTGTTGCCGGAATTACTACCGCTTTTGCCGGTATGTCAAAGGCTGCCTTAGGATCCGTAGCCAGCCTGGAACAGAATGTGGGTGGCGTGGAAACGCTTTTCAAGGAAAATGCCAAGACAGTCATAGAAAATGCAAACAACGCCTATAAAACTGCCGGTTTGTCAGCCAATGAGTACATGCAGAGTGTTACCAGTTTTTCTGCATCGTTATTACAAAGTGTAGGCGGAGATACAGCAGAAGCGGCAAAGATTGCAGATATGGCAATGGTGGACATGTCCGATAACGCTAATAAGATGGGTACGGACATGGCATCCATCCAGAATGCATATCAGGGATTCGCAAAGCAGAACTATACGATGCTGGATAACCTGAAACTGGGTTATGGCGGAACGAAGGAGGAAATGAACCGCCTCCTTGCGGATGCCACCAAAATATCCGGTGTGAAGTATGACATCAGCAATCTGAATGATGTATACTCTGCCATCCATGTAATCCAGGGCGAGCTTGATATAACCGGTACCACGGCCAAGGAAGCATCAACCACTATAGAGGGTTCTATGAATGCCGCAAAGGCCGCCTTTGACAATTTCCTGAATGGTTCAGGAACGGCCAAGGAGCTGGCGGATGCGGTTGCCACGGTCGCCGTAAATGTAGGGAAGAATCTGGGAGAAATTGTCCCAAGGCTGGCAGAAACAGTGCCGATGGTGGTCGATGAACTGTGGCAGGAATTTGAAGGCAGCGCGGACCAGTTTATCCAAATGGGCGCAGGTCTTGTAACTGATATCGCGACAGGACTTGTTGAACAGCTGCCTGCCTTTATTGAACTTGCTGTATCGTTTATTGATACGTTAATACAGGGCCTAAATGAAAACATGCCCCAATTGCTGGAGGCCGGAGGTTCCCTGCTTACTGCCGTCATTCAAGGCATCATCATGCTGGTCCCATCCCTGTTGTCGCTTGGATGGTCTATCATCAATGGTATTATTCAGGGACTGATGAACAACGCACCGACGCTGCAAGCACAGGCTGCAAATCTGTTTAATCAGTTTGCTTCAGCTATAAGTACCCGTCTCCCGAAACTTTTGCAGCAAGGGGCTGACGCACTTAATCAGTTTACGCAGGGGCTGTTAAGCGGACTTCCATCCCTCATAGCGAATGCAGGAAACATCATAAGCAAGTTATATGATACGTTCCTGGGAATTTTGCCTCAGATACTGGAGACAGGCATTAAACTAATCGGGCAGCTGGCCCAGGGGATTCTGTCAAATCTGCCAGCCGTCATCGGGGCCGCCGCTGAGGCATTGATACAGATAATTGCCACAATCGCAAGCCATCTTCCGGAAATTTTGCAAAAGGGAATTGAATTACTGGGCGAACTTGCAGCCGGAATCATCCAAGCCATCCCAGAGCTGGTCGGAAAACTGCCGCAGGTATTTACCAATATCAAAGCTAAGTTCTTAGAATTTGACTGGATTCAGATTGGTAAGGACATCGTAAACGGAATCGCGAACGGCCTTAAGAACTCTATCGGGACTATTATTGACGCCGCAAAGAGCGTGGGTGAATCAGCCTTGAATGGCCTTAAGAGCCTGTTAGGCATTCATTCCCCATCGCGCGTGTTCAGGGACGAGGTTGGACGCAATATATCCCTTGGTATCGCGGAGGGAATCCGGACTAATAAAAAATACGCCAAGAAGAGCGCGGAGGAAGTTGCGCAGGCTACGCTGGATGCGGCCAAGAAGAAACTGGAAAACTATAAGGTCTATAACCGCCTTACTCTTGCGGATGAGGCAGGATACTGGGACGAGGTACGTAAGCAGACAAAAGAAGGCACTCAGGCCAGGATTGATGCAGACAAGGAATACCTGACAGCCAAGAAGGACCTGAATGACAGGATGCTGGAGGCCGAAGAAGATTATACGGACAAGGTTGCCAATGCGTACAAAGACCTGAATGACAAGATTAAGGACCTCAATAACCAGTACAAGGATGCTGTCAACCAGCGCGCAGACCAGATTAAGTCAGCTTATGGGTTGTTCGATGCATTTGATTCCAGTACAGACCTGACAGCGGATGACCTGCTTAACAACCTGCAATCACAGGTGGATGGACTGAAGCAGTGGCGTAAGAACCTGCGGGACCTGGAACGCCGTGGGATTGGCGACGACCTTCTGGAGGAACTTCAGGGGCTTGGGCCAAAGGCCGCAGCCGAAATCCAGCTCATGACAGAAATGAGCGACGACCAACTGGATGAATATGTGAGCCTGTTCAGGGCTAAAAACCGTATCGCGCGCCAGGAAGCCGTGGCAGAGATGGAACCGATGCGGGAGGAGATATCCCAGCAGATTGCACAGATGCAGCGGGAGACATCGGCAGAACTGGCAAAGTACCAGCAGGAATATGTATCTTCCATGACTGAGCTTGGCGTGGCTCTCAACCAGCCGCTGGAGACCATGAAACTAACGGCGGCCCAGAATGCGGTTGCTCTTGTTTCCGCTATGGCGGGGTCCATCAGGGACGCATCCGGCTCCACCGAGAACCTGGAACAGTTCAAGGCTATAGCTAAGAATGTACTTGGCTCCGTGGACACACTTCCGTCCAGTATGGCGGATGTAGGAAAGCAGTCTATCACCAGTATGATAGAGGGTATCAAGTCCATGTCCGGTCAGCTGCAGGAAACGGTACAGGCTGTAGTGGCCAATGCAATGCAGGCAGCCGCGGGTGCTATGATGGGGAACGGAGGAATCAATGCGGCACTGGCCGGTGTCAGAGCGGTGACCGGTACGTCCAGCCTCCCTGCAAGCACCTATGGGAATGAGGGATACGGTCCGGGATATGCCATGGATTACCGCAGGATGGGACAGGAAATGGCGAATGCTATGGACGGTGTATCCGTCAATATGGACGGGAAGAATGTGGGAAGCATTGTGTCCGAACCTGTGAATGACAACCTAGGGAACCGTGGAAGGATGGAAGGAAGGGATATGGAATGAAATCTCTAGGAATCACCTTTGATGGCGAGAAACACACCTATGATGATTTTGGCCTCCGGATTAAGTCCATCAACATAGGGACCCCATCGGTAAAGGAGAGTAAGATTGACATACCGGGAGCGGATGGATACCTTGATATGACGGATTACTTTGGCACACGGTATGAGGACCGCAAAATTACAATCGAATGTGACATAGAGGACCGGAGCTATTATGACTGGGCTGGACGGATGAGCCAGCTCAGTAATTACCTGCATGGGAAGAAACGGAAAATTGTCCTGGATTGGGACAACGGATTTTATTACCTGGGACGCGGGACCTGTGAATATGAAAAGAAGAACCGGGTGTTTAGTTTGGTGACACTGAAATTTGAATGCGACCCATATAAGTATGAACTCACGGCTACAGATGAGGAATGGTTGTGGGACCCCTTTGATTTTGAAGAGGGGGCAATCAAGGAGTATGGAAACCAACCCGTGGATGGGACACTTGCGCTCACTGTCATAGGTTCGCCCATGCCCGTGGTACCAAGAATTACAGTATCATCCGATATGCAAGTGGAATTTGCGGGTGAAATGTTTGACCTGAAAACGGGAGAGAACTATCTGCCGGATATTGAGATAAAGGACGGCGAGCATGTGATGACATTCATGGGACACGGCACAGTAACCGTAAGCTACAGGGGAGGAAGTTTATAATGTATAAAATTAATAATGTGATTAATGGCAGGACGTACTGCCTGCATGACCAGCGCGACAGGAACCTGAGAGTGATTGAGCCTCGTCTGACTCTTACTCTCAACAAGACTGGAGCGCTTACGTTCCGTATTCCTTCCAGTCATATGTATTACAGCACCCTAAAGAAAATGAAGTCATCCATCCAGGTGATAGAGGATGGGGTATTGATATATGAGGGGCGTATATTATCGGATGAGTCAGATTTCCATAACACTAAGGATGTAGTCTGTGAGGGGAGCCTGTCCTATCTCATTGACAGCGCGCAGCGCCCTTTCTCCTTGACGGGGAACATTCACGATTTTCTCGCCCAGATGGTGGATAACCATAACGGGCAGGTGGAGGAGCGGAAACAGTTTGTCCTGGGCCGGGTAAATGTGGCCGATGAAAACAACGAGTTTAAGCGGGAGTCCACAAAGATTGACAACACCTGGAATACATTAAAAGCGCAGCTGATAGACGTCCACGGGGGATATATATGGGTTGAATACAGGGACGGCAGGAAGTATCTGAATTATACCTACGATTATGGCGGTAAGAATGAACAGCAGATACGTTTCGGCGTCAATCTACTGGACCTGACGAAGTACCAGGATGCCACCAATGTGGTAACTTGCATGATACCCTACGGAGGGGATGTAGAATACCAGGACGAGCTCGGGGAGACGCAGACAGGCACGGTCGATATTACATCGGTTAATGATGGAAAAGATTATATCATGGCGGAACAGACTGTGCTGGATGAATACGGGAAGATATGGGGGACGTTCCAATGGCCGGACATCACAGACCCGGCAAGGCTTCTGGAAAAGGCCAGGGAATATCTGAAGGAGGTGTCCGGGATACCGGATACACTTAAGGTTTCAGCCGTGGACCTTAATTATACCGGGGTAGATATCCGGCGTTTCCGTGTCGGGTATTACACGACGGCTATCAGCAAGCCTCATGGCGTCAGCAAGGACCTGCTGCTGGCCAAGCTCGATATGTACCTGGATGACCCGGCGAAGGGCAGCATATCCCTTGGAACCACAGTGAGCAGCTTTACAGGCGCCACCGTGAATAAGCAGGTAAGCATTTCAAAGGCAGTGCAGGAATCCGAAACCAGGACATATGATGAGATGGCCCGGAAGATTGCCAATGCGACAAACCTTATCACGGGAGGGCTGGGAGGCTACGTTATCCTTGATAGCCAGGACCCGGTTACAGGTAAGAAAATACATCCCTGGCGCATCCTGGTTATGAATACACCGGATAAAGAGACCGCAACGAATATCATCCAGATAAACCAGAATGGCATCGGTTTTTCAACGTCCGGCATCAACGGGCCTTATCGTAACGCCTGGACCATCGACGGGAACCTGTTGGCTGATTTTATCACTGCCGGCCAGATGCTGGCGGACCGTGTACGTGGCGGAATCCTGGAGGTAGGCGGGTATGGCCTTGCCAAGGATGGAAAGATTGTGGTCAAAAATGCCAACGGAAATGAAATTGGAAGCTGGGACAATACAGGACTGCACGTCCTTCTGGGAGTGATTCAGGGCAGTACCATAATTGGTTCGGATATCATTGGCGGTACAATCGACATAGGTAACGGGACCTTTTATGTGGATGATGATGGAGCTGTGGCAATCAATTCTGGGCAGATAATGATTGGTAGTACCTGGATTACTCCAAACTTTACATACCTTGGTGATTTTGGTGTATCCAGTAATGGGTCTGGAGCATTCTATAGCAGGGACAATACGATTGAGATTTTTACCCCTGCATTTCCTGGAATGGCTGGGCCTGCTATCGAATTGAAATATAATGGCCTAAGAACACGTTTGGCTTATGGTGGAATAAACACAAAAGATGTATCATTGAATGATTTGTCTAGTGAATATGGTATCCAATGGGGTTCCGTATCTAAAAATATTATAGAGCTTTGGAACAGAATCGCGATACTTGAAAATAAACTATAGAGGGGAGGGTTGTATTAAAAGGGAGATTAGGATATAATACGATTATATGAGGAGGTATTTATCATGAAAAAAGTAGGAATGTGTGTAATCGTTTTATTATCCCTGTGTCTTTCTTTTAATACATTCGCAATGGTAAATAGCGGGTGGCCGGATATTTATATACCTAATCCTGCAACAGAAACCAGACACGATGATAGGACACTTGATTATGTGTGGACGTGGTTAAATGACGAAGTTGTGGCACGTTTTCAGCCCGGAGAAAGAGCTGATGCAACGAGAGAATACTTATTGGATGGATTTAATTATGGTATGATATGCGGAGGACACGGCATAAAGGATGATGGCGGGAAACGTGAGACTTATTCTGGAAAATGGAGTCAGTCAGAAGATGGAATCTGGTCTTTCCAGTTTGATGATTATACTATCCCGGTGGATATCACCAAGATAGACGGCGTGTTGTATGCCTTTAATGGGTACGGCGAGCTGGTGGAAGGATATGATTATTGGAACGGCCATAAGACTGCGGCAGACGGTCTGGTGACTTGCACTGACCCTGAGTTTATTACCTATCTGGAAACGCAGTACATTCCAGATTGTACCAGTCACGAATAAAATTTGATATGGATTGACGAGGGCGAGGCAATGTCCCCGCTCTTTTTGTATGCCGAAAGGAAGGTGATTATTTCTATGCTGTTTGTATCTGAGCGCATTATTAATATAGCTGAGTTGGAAAACGTTATAAGCAAAGCAAAGTTTAATTTTGAGATACTGTGTGACGAGCTAAAAAAGGAGACGCCGTCAAAAGAAGTCTTAAGCGGCGCCGCATCTCAGGTTAGGCAAATGTTAAATAAGGCTGATTCGTTTGAATTCTGTTTAGAAAAGCGTAAAAGCGTTATTACAGATATTTCCTTGAATCAAAAATAGAATGGATATGGATTAGGATAGGAAGGTGATTGTTATGGCAGCACAGCCCGTACATATTGACATAAATCAGCAGATACAGGACTGGAAGAATGCCAGATATGGGCGGCAGGTCCGGTCAGCCAATGTGGAGGCATTGACAGAGCTACAAAACCAAATGAACGGCGCAGTGGATTATCTGGTTGAGAAAGGCGAAGCTGTTGACCAGGCGACCAGGGATGTCCAGCAGGTCCGGCAAGAAGCGAAGGGCGCCGTTGACCATGCCAATGAGATTACAGAGGAATATAAGCAGTATGCAGATACGAAGCTGGCGGAAACTACGGAGCAGCGGCGACTGGCAGAAACGGCGAAACGAGGAGCTGATGCCTCCGCATCATTGTCAGAGAGTTGGGCCCATGGAGGGACCGGAACAAGGCCGGGTGAGGATACGAATAACAGCGAGTACCACAGCAGGCAATCTAAAACTCAGGCCGACCGGGCAAAGGATGAAGCTGACCGGGCCAGTCAGTATTCACAGATTACAGCTCCTGACTTCTATTTGGACGTAGAGACAGGTGCTTTATATAAAAAAGGCGGGACCGGAGTTGATTTTGCTGTGGCTGACGCGATACTGTACTGGAAAATCGTAGCATAAGGAGGATAATTATGGCAGCACCAGAAGGATACACGAAATTAGGAAATGTTGGATACGCAGACAAAGAGGTATACAGTGCGGATGCCACATATAGCAAATACAATGTAGTATACCATGAAGGTAGTACCTATGTGGCATTAAAGGATAACCTGCATGGCGTCACTCCGGCAAACGGAGAAAATTGGCGGTATATGGCAAAGGGATTTAATGAGGCATCAGCCGATGGTATTACCGTTATAGACACGTCAGGAATCATTGACGGGACAAAGAATAAAAAAACTATCTTGCAGACTTTTCTGGACAAGGTAGGGGACTTTATTATTAACAAGGCGGTGACAAATGAGGCACTTCTGTTAAAGCTGGCTGATTATGTTAAAAAAACTGACATTGTGCAGACAGAGTCCACAGCAAC